TAAAAATTTAATATTACCAGTTGATTTGGGTGAAACTTTATCGTACGCGGGTGCAGAGGAACTCGCGAAACGTCTAGGTGACAGAAATAATCTCAATAACCTCTTATTAAATTTACCGAGTAAGTTCACTCTACTGAAGGAAACTGAGCAATTTCCAGATACAGTTTTATCTTTTTACGATGAATACTTCTGGACGGGGATTTATGAATTGCCGCGAGCCGTTTTGAAGCGGGGTCTCAGAAAAGAAATACACTCCGCGATGAACGTAAACATGGCGACAACCCCTCCTAGAAAAAGACTGTCCACGTTTCTGAATGAAAACCCAAATGAAGAGGCTATATTCATAGTGGCTTCGTGTAGAGGTGTCAAGGGTGTACCTTCCGATGAAATTTACGGTACTAAAACGAAAGTGGCAAAAAGAACGAGTGAACAAAAGCGTAAATTAGTAGAAACTAAAAAAGACGTCATGCGCACATCAAAGAAGCGTCCTACATCTAAAAGTGCGGGTAAGTCGATGGATAAGAAAAGAAAAGTCGAACCAAGTAAAAAACGAAAAAGGACACCGAATGAGAGTTCTCGTAAAAAAGCAAAGATATCAACATCTTCACCCATACAGGTGATCACTCAAAAGATAAATGCGATGAAAATTTGATTAAATGTAACCTCGTCTAATTAGGTCTATTTCATCCGATATAGAGGTCCATCTTCTATGTAAGTCTCGAATGAGTGTATTTCTATATCTATTTTCCGTGGCTATGAAAGATCTACATATAGAATCGAGATCGCGCCTCGTACCTAAATATGTCAAATACTCTTCCGCACTGTAATCATCTAAATATAAATTGTGTGACTCACAATAATAACGAATCGCTAAACGCATCACAGACGTCGTCGTTTTTTGTATAATTTTCGTGTTTTTTATGATCTTGTCAATTATTTTCATCTCCGCCTGTTTAATATCAATATCAACACACCGCATCTTATTTTCATAATGAGTTTGAAAATACATAACAGATTCATCGTCTAATTCTACGTCATCCACGAGAATAGCTTCTGGAAATACACTTCTCGCACCCACCGGTTCGGGTGTATCCGGTGTAGCACCCTTATACACGTCACGCATAATATTACAAAGACTCAGATAATCCCCCTCGGGCATTTTATCTGAATGTTTGTCTATGATACGCATAGCTTTCATGAGTTCATCTTCCATACTTGATACTCTATCGATTCATTTCTTTAGTTTAATCTATGATCAATGGCGGAACATTCTCTTCGATGGTTAATTCATACACATTTTCTTTCTGACTCGGTTGAATAACAACTATTCTACACGTTTTAACGCCCATCATCATAACATCACTGGATTGTGGTGATGGGGGTGGAAGTATCATTGGTTTACATAAGAGTGCATACATTTACTTTTTAGTGGTTTTTTTCTTCGCAGTTCTGGGACGCGTTTTAGGTGTATACACCGACACACTTTTGATCAGAGATTCAATCTCCTTAATTTGTTTTTTTGCTGCGTTAACCTCTCGGTTGAACTGTTTCATCAGTTTGTCATTTATCAATTGATTACCCAGAGCCATTTATTATACAAATATAAAAAAATGATTAGATGTGATCATAAGATGCTTCTTAAAGATCTAAAAGACCACTACAAAGTCATACGGGATGAAGTGAATAACCTTCCGAATGTATTCATAACGAACACACCGCGCAAGGAAGGTGAATGGGTTGGGTCCGAACACTTAAAAGAGGTCGTATCTTTGTATGCATCCGGTAAACATGGGTGGCTCAAAGGTGGGCAAGATCACGTGGCCGAGGAATGGATCAGTTGGCCACTCATATGGGATGGACAATCGGTACTGGGTAATTGTGAGATATGCCCAAAGACGTGTGCTCTCCTTTCATCGATAGAGGGTATCAAGGTGGCTGGATTTTCTTTGATGAAGGGTGGTGTTAAGCTTAAATTACACACAGACGACGTGGGTCCGAATTATAAATTTACATATCATCTAGGGCTAAAAGTTCCAGTTGGATATTGTATCTTACATCACTCTAAAAGTGGTGACACAATCGAAGAAAATGGGAAACACATCATTTTAGACGCGCGTGAACCGCATTGGGCGGAGAACCTATCGGAGGAAGATCGAGTGATTCTGTACATGGAGATTAATTAAGCTCTCACACCATTACGGTGCACATCCATCAAAAGGTTACACAACTCCAAGTACTTACCCTCTGGAATTTTGCAATCTTCGATGGCAGATGTACAGGTTTTGCAGGCAGGGCAACGCATTTTGGTGTGACCCCTGTGAGTCTTTAAATTGATTTAGGCATATTTCATACATAATTTATTTATGCATTCCACGAATTCATCGTCTGATTTGTACATTAAATCTTCATACTTTTTAGCCTTGGATATGTGGTGATCCATCTTTTTCGTCATTTTGGCAACCCGTTTTCGTGTGTACCAAAACTTCACGTATTCACGAAAAGTCATTTTCTTTCGTATGTACACGGGTACGTTCATCTTATTACATTATAACTAGTTTTTTCTAAGCCGTGACATTAAAAATAAAATATAGACATATATTAAAAATGAATATCGCACTCGAAGCACTGCTAAGATCTAGCGGTGTATTTTTGGGCGTTTTCTTTACGGTCAGTTGGGGTAGAAAGAGTAAACCAATGTGGGACGTCGCATTGATAGTACTTTCCATCATTCTCGCACTGTTTTTGGCCTTCAGGCAGGTCATCGCACCACCACAATAATCACAATTTACTCAAATATTTCGAACCGACCCTTTTCATGAAACGATGTTTTTCTTCTCGACCATCGAAGATAATCTTAAATCCATTACCAAAATATGGTTTAGGTGCGGTTTTATAATAGTCTTCTAATTCATCGTCTGACGCATCGTCAACGACGTAATCGGGGTCTTCATTTTGTTTTTTTCTAGTGCGCATTGGTTCTTGTGATTAATAGTTTCACACACTTTATCTAAGTTTAAAGATGTAAATCCATACACCTTTAAATGAAGACGGTCATCATAGCACTTCCAGGAAATCACTTTTCGGGTGCATTTTTACGAAATTGGTCAAATGCACTCTTGTATCTTCAAAACAAAGGTTACACGGTGATGATGGTGAACGATTACAGTAGTTTTGTGCCATTCTCAAGAATGAAAACGCTTGGGTTAGATACACTCCGAGGTGTCGATCGAAAACCATTCAATAATGAAGTTGATTTCGATGTATGGGTAACCATAGATAGCGATATATTCTTCATACCGGAACAACTCGAACAGCTCATTGAAGATACGGATACTTACCCTATTGTTTCGGGTATCTATAGGATGATAGATATGAAGCATTACATGGCAGTTAAAACGTGGAACATCGATTATTTCAAAAAACATGGTTCATTTAAATTTCTGCGCGTAGAAGATCTCGAGGGTGCACCCAAACACATGAAAGTCGCATACAATGGCATGGGATTCATGGCGGTAAAGCGTGAAGTACTCGAAAAAATGACGTATCCATATTTTCACAGGGAACTTCAAACATTTGATATGCCGGATGGAAAAATCATTAAAGAGATGTGCTCTGAAGATGTTGCATTTTGTAAAAATGCAAAGGATGCCGGGTACGATGTCATGATAAACACCGAACTAAAAGTTGGACACGAAAAAGAACTCGTCATTTAGAATCTAATGCGCAGAGGCGGTAACGGAATGTCATCAATAGAATTCGCGGTGGTCGTGTTTGAAGATGCACCCACGAGATTTTCTAAGAATGTCCGGGTATTAGATATAGGTACAGAAACGTCGTCGAATCTCGCCATTCTGGAGCGAACCAAATCTCGCTTCATTTGTGTAATTTCTTTACGTAGAGTCTCATTTTGTTCCATGAGTGAAAGGTAATCATTCGTGAGATTCAATATATAATTATCACGCACGGTATCACCGGATGCATATAATAGTTTGAGATTTTCACATATTTCTAGGTATGTATTTTCTGGGAGTTCAGTCTTATGCTCGTCGACGAGGGACATTATATTTCTAATGGGATCCATTTTTAATTATTACACTCTTATTTTTTATGCATCTTCATTTTCTAACATTATTCGTAGTCGATCTTCGATACTCAAACCATCCACTGCGATAACTTCAAAATCGGCGTCAACCACGTTTGGATCAAATATATCACCGTGTTGTTCACACAATTCACAAACAGTACCATCTCCCGGAGGTTCGCCGATGGGGTGATTGTGTACCGGAACGGGTTTTTTGGTCACGGGCTTCTTTACTCTTGGCTTTTTCTTTTGATCTGGTGGTGCACACTCGGATGTTTGTGGCGGACTCGCGTGCTGTCGATCGTGTTTGTCACAGACATCCTTTCCATCTTTGGCGCGGCATTTACATCTATTACCACTCGAAACTGCGATTGCTTTACATTGCACCCTTTCCGCGACTGGTTTCTTTTGTGTAGCACCAGTTCGTTTAGGTTTGATCTGATCCTTAAATGAATCAAATTTTTCATGAAGCTGCTTGTTCTCGACGCGAAGTGTTTTTACTTCGTCGATGAGAGTCTTTACGAGATCGGTGAGATATGCGAGTTCACTCATTATTTGTGTTTAAAAAAAAATGTAGTGATCAACGACTTAGGAATTTTTTTCTCAGTAATTTTAATGATCGCACGTCCTTTCACGTCAGTACTAGTCGAAGCAATACTCATAGGAATTCTCACATTAGCTATATACACTGGGGTATCCAAAGTGGTAAAAGATACACGGGCGCTCGTATTAACCGGAGCACTCGTCCATCTATTTTTCGAGTATTCGCCCATGGGAAATTTGAATGAACGATATTGTAAATATTTATTAAAAGCCTAGTATCGCACTCAAAACTCTGTTTTTCCATTCTTTGACGGTTTCAGTTTTTTGGATGTTCTTAAGTTCCAATAGAGCTTCCGCAGCTAATCCTTCATCTACATGTGCCTTACAGCAGCCATATCTAGATGATTTATGCCAACACCCAGGATACTGACATTTAGGTCTCGTCGTCGGTTTCGTCGAATACGAACTTTCTGCGTTTTCGTGGAGTTTCGTCTTCATCGGATGATTCGCAATTCTTGATTTCACCGTCCTCGGTACACGATTCAGAGTCAGACTCGGATTCTGAATCTGTGATGTACTCGTATTCACTTGGGTGGTAAATATCCGGTAAATCTTCTTCGAGTGCAGACCAGTCGACCCAACCCATCAATTCATTTTGACGAATAAACTCATGTAGTTCACGCTTATCGCGGATATTCCATGTGTCTCTGGCGATATCACTCCAATACACTAACGAATCATCATCAATTTGACACGGATACAAATACAATTCGTCCACATCTTCTTGATCCTTCATTTGTTCACAGTAGATGTCATACGTGTGTTCTAGAATACCTTCACTCGAAACACTCGAATCTTCGATGAAGTTTTCGTGACCAAAAGTGAGAAAGTGTACCTTACCATACGATGCATTTAATTTTTTGGTAGAAACACCCATGTAACACATGTAATTTCTAGAATTACGAGGAACGAGTTTTTCGGGGAAGTTTTCGGCTCGGAGTGCCCACACCTCAGTGTCTTCGCTAGTCATTCTCGTCATGAGTCCATCCAAATACGGAACACGGCAAAGAGACGCACAGTGTTTCACGAGCTCGGTATTGAGATTCATGTTCTATATATCATCTACGGTTGATTTGTTTAAGTGTATTATTAAAAGTCAATTCTAGACGCAAGTCTTCCAAATGTTTTCAATTTAAACGCCTTTTCACGCTCTTCAAAATCACGACACCTCTCGGTGATTTCGTGTAGTCTCACTTGCGCTTCCATGATCTTATCGTCGTGCGTAAATTCCGCATATCTTACGGTGGGTTTCCAAGATGAGAATCTACTATAAAACCGCTCTTTTTCAATATTTCTGTTTTCGATTTCTTTGTAACGTTCAATATCAGAACAACACGCCATGTAATCATCTACTTGCTGGGTTAAATTTTGTACCTTAATTTCACGTATACGCATTTTTACGAGATCGATCGCTGGATCATACACAGAAGAGTCTCCATCACCATATATCTGGTTCACTCGAAGCGTCCTCAATATTAATCCGAGGTCCCTCACACTCGTTTCGCATACAGAGTATTCTTCGTTTCCTTGGTGCACCCGGGCATTTCGACTCGCATTGGATGACCTTTTTCCAGATTTCAATTTGGACGTCTGTACAGAGAGACCGCGTGGCTTGACAAAATGCGAGACGGAAATCGCGGCTCGTGCAACCATTTTGCATTATACACTCACTATTCCTTTATGAACCTTTGGAAATTCGAGAATGATTTCCTCGCCGACTTCGTTTGTAGCGGTGACTATTTCGTACCCCTCCTTAACGCACTGAGTTTTGATATCACATTTGATCGTCTTAGGAACAAAAACATTAAACAATCTGTCATACAGACTCATTCTTCCTTCTTTTTACTGAGATGTTCTTCTTCAAGCTTCTTTTTTTCACTCTGAATAGTCCTCAAAAAGCGTTTGGGGTGCTCAATAAACTTAGACCACCTGAAATCGTCAATCGAGTATTCAATATACTCGGGTACGTGTGCAATAAATACAAACACACCCTTCGTGAATCTATACACACAAGTCGTAGCGAAAGCGTAGCAAACGGCTCTCGGGTAAAGCCACCACATTATGTGTTCATAGGCGTCTTTTTTTATCTATATTAAATACAAGATGAATCTTGATGAAGTAGCGAAGAAAGTCCAGTACATCACAGTAGATTCAGAATTCGTAGATGGTTCTAATAATACATTTACGATAGATTTCTCACTCGATTCAAATATACACATGGAAGATATGTCAAAAGTTATAGGGTTTAAGATAGTAGACTTTTACGTGACCCAAATAGGCGAAAGTGATTCAACTGGAAATACAGACGTGTCCAAATATATCGATGTCGTGTGCGAAGACATACCAAAGCGTGCACAGATACTCGACGAACGACACGGGGAAATACTCGCGCGAATACCACTCGAGAGGAGTTTCTCTGGCAGTAACTCGTTTATATTGAGAGATAAACAGTGGAGATCGCATCAAAGACAGACAGGGTTTTTTAATCCGCTGTCAATACAAAAAACACACTTTAAATTGTATGAATCCCAAGGAGATGGAGATTACGAATTACTCAAACCGAGTGTTTCGTTTTACATGATAATAGAAATAACAACCATCGATGTAAAAGAAAAACCACGCAATAGAGAGGTACAAATATTACAGGCATTAGATCGTCTCATGGAAAAGATAGACAGCCTCAACCATAACGTAAAAAAACTACCCGACGCGGAACAATTGGAGAAAGCTAGAAGAGAAACAAAAAAATACCCATTTAGCTATCTCATATTAATTATACTTCTTATTTTAGGAGGTGTGTATTACATTACTTCAAAACAGCATCCGATGCCCCATCAACCTTCTTTTTAACTCGGCGAACGACCTTCTTCACGGGCTTAGGGGCTTCTTCAACTGGCGCTGGCGCGGGAGCCTTGGCTTCTTCAACTTGTTCTACTACTGGCGCTGGCACTGGCGCTGGTGCTGGTGCTGGTGCTGGGGTGCTGTCAAGTTCATCCACCAAACGCATCAACAAACCATACACGCGTTTCTTGTTGATTCGAAGGGTTTGCATTTCATCTCTGATTTCTTGCCTGAGAGCTTCCATTATAATATACATAAAGGAAATATTATCTTTAAATGTAATGCTGGTCATAGGTCCTACCCTTCTGAGTGGAATAGGACAACACGCAAAGAAATACACTGAACTTTTCCCCGAATGGAAATATATTCAGGTATCCGAACACATACCGGAATGTGAACGCGCTTTCATATTCGCTCTACCCGTCGAATACTGGTTCGATAAAATAGTCGAACTCAAAAAGAAAATTAAGCATTTACATTGCATGACGGTATGTGAAACTGAAACTGTACACGAAGACTATGGAAAACTATTTAAATTATTTGATAGAATCGCCGTACCGAGTGAATTCTGTAAAAATGTATTTTCGCGTCAGTTTCCGGACACCGAATTCTATGTAATACGGGC